TTCAGCAACGCTGCTTGGATTAATGACAATAGCACCGAAACAAGCGGACAAGCGGGATATGATGGAACGAACAACGCTTGGCTATTAACATCCACTTCTGCTGGTGGTTTTATTTATCAAAATACAACTATTGCTGGCCTTACTACATTTTCAGTTTATGCAAAGGCTGGAAGCCAAATAGGTGTAACACTATATTCCGCCCACGTCTCGCAAGGCCGATATTTTAATTTATCTACTGGTGCTTTAGGTGGAACTTTTGTAGGCACTCCTTTAGATTCTAAAATTGAATCAATCGGTTCGGGATGGTATCGTTGTAGTATTACTGTTTCAGCAACTGCAACAAATAATTTCCGTGTTTACGTTAGTAATGGAACGGCAAATGTTGCGGGCAACATCCTAATCCAATCGGCCCAAGCGGAAACGGGAGACATTGCAACGGACTACATCGCGACCACATCTTCAGCGGTAAGCGTAGGCCCCGTGAGTGGATTGCCTCGCCTTGACTATTCGGGGGGGGCTTCTTGTCCTTCGGCTCTCTTGGAACCCCAGCGCACAAATTTGGTGCCATTCTCGGAATTGTACAACAATGCGACTTGGGCAAGTAACGGAACTGTTGTAGCGAATCAAGGCGTAAGCCCTTCGGGTTACACGGATGCCGATTTGTTCTACTCAACGACTGGAACGGGTAGGCGTATTTTTGATGCAGTTACCATTACAAGCGGAAGCACCTACACCTCAAGTGTATTTGCTAAAGCATCGGGAAAAAGTTTCATTTACTTTCCAGACGTTGACAACGTCACCAATTCAGTTTGGTTTAATCTTTCAAACGGCACTTTTTCAACGCCTATTGAAGGAACGGCTACAATGGTAGATTATGGAAACGGCTGGTACCGCTGCTCGTTAACGACTACATCTACAAGCACTACGGGCTATTCGTATGTTGGTATTTCGGATGCAAGCGGTAGCGTATCTTTTACCCAAAACGGAACGGATGGAGTGCTGTTGTGGGGTTCCCAACTTGAACTTGGAGCCTACGCCACCTCGTACATCCCCACCCTATCAACTGCGGTGACCCGTGTGCAAGATGCCGCTTCAAAGACGGGCATTTCTTCTTTGATTGGGCAGACGGAGGGGACTTTGTTTTTTGAAGGTTCTCAAAATCTACCACAAACTTGTGTCCCGTTTCAATTATCGGACACAACAAATGCAAACCGTGTTCAAATTGAAATCGGAGGTACTACGGCACCCTTATGTGTTGTAACAAGCGGGGGAACGACTCAAGCAGTAATTGCTGGTAGTACATATACACTTGGGCAAAACCGAAAAATAGCCGTAACCTATAAGGCCAATGAATTTAAACTTTATCAAAATGGAGTTTTAATAGGTACGGACACGAGTGGTTCTGTTCCTATTAGTTTGAGTGCAATATATGTTGGAAGCGAATCGGGTACTCCTTATATCGGATTTGATGTAAAACAAATTTTGCATTTTAAAACGGCTCTATCTTCCACCGATGCAATTACCTTAACCACCCTTTAAGATGGCAACCTTTAGAAAATACGAATTCACGCCCAGCCAATGGGCTACGGCAAAGGCCAAGATTGAAACCACAACGACCAATCCCGAAGGGGAGAGCGTTACGACTTGGGATGCCTCCAAAGTTATCGCGGTGGTAGAGTTAGGCCACCTTTGCACACAATGGGGAACGGATGCCGAAGGCAACCGCGTTTGTGAGGTAGAGTCACCGATGTATGCCGTTGACATCCTATGGGTTGACCAACCCGCCACCACATCATTCGCATCGTATGTTGTATGGCCCGAACCTTGTGGCGTTCACATCTTCGCGGGATGGGCCGAGCAGTATGCTTTGGACTATTGTGCGGCGAACCCAAGTGCAGCCTATTGTCAACCTCCCACGCCTCCTATTGAGTGATGACAAGAACTGAATCAGTAGGGGCTACCTTTCTCTCAACAATTATTAGTTGGGTGACCATTGACATCAACCCTTTGTTGTCGGGTGTTGCTTCGGTGTTCGCCATTGTGTTATCTGCCTTCCTCATCTACAAGACCTACCTTGAGATTAAGATTCGCAAAAACCAACTCAAATGAATTGGATTAAGAATCTATTGAGCGAAGGCGATGCCGTAAGTTCAAAGCGTTTTATTGGATTGATTGGTGCTTTGACTCTTTTGGTGATGCTGGTGGTTAATTCCTTCAGCCCTCAAACGATTGGCCCTTCTGATGGATTGGTGAATGCCGTTTTGGTTTTGACTCTTGGTTGCTTCGGCTTTACCTCTTTGGATAAGTTCGCAAAAAAGTAATGGCTAAACTTCAAACGGCTACCTCGTATATCTCAAAGAGCAAGAAGCGAGGCAAACACTCCAAACAAGAGAGTGCTAACAAGGCAAGTAAGAATTACAAGAAGCAATACAAGGGGCAAGGGAGATGATAATGGTTTCCAAGAACTTCAGCCTTGCTGAATTGACCAAAACCAATACGGGCCTTTTAAACGCACTTCCCGAACATTTGTATAGCAACCTCCAAGCGTTGGTAGATAATGTCTTACAACCAGCGAGAGATGCTTTAGGGCCTATCCAAGTAACAAGTGCCTACCGCAGCCCCGAAGTCAATGTCAAGATTGGAGGTTCAAAGACCTCACAACATTGTTTGGCTCAAGCGGCTGACCTCAAGTTCAAGGGAGGCAACGATGTTCTCTTTAATTGGCTCAAGGATAATACCGACTTTGACCAACTCATTTGGGAGTTTGGCACGGATGATGCTCCGAGTTGGGTTCACATTTCCTATTCACCGCGACACCGCAAACAAATCCTAAAAGCAGTAAAGCAAAATGGCAGAACCAAATACCTCAACTTTTGATGAATGGCTTAATGATTTGGAAGAAATTCCTACGAACCCCGCTTGTAGCATTGATAATCCCGATTGCGACTCTTGCGGTAGTTAGTGGATGCGGTATTGCGAAGCCTACCCAAGAGAGTGTAGTTGTCAAGGACACGGTAGTTGTAACAAAGGAGAGGATTCTTCACGACACTCTAACGATTCAAAAGGACACCATCCTCTACCAAGACCGCGTAAAGGTAGAAATTAGGTACTTGGAAGGAGAGACAATGGTCGTTACTGCCGAATGTCCGAGCGATACTGTTACCATCACTCAAGTGAAGATTGTTCAGTCAAAAGCCCCAAAGTCAAAGTTCAGTTGGGAAGGCATTGTTGGTTGGACTATTGCTATATTGATGCTATTAGTTATTATAAGAACAATAGTTAATAAGGTTATTGGATAGTTATAGTTATAGTTATTAGTTTAGTTGTTTAATTAGTAACTATGACTAAAGCAGAAAAGAGAATACATTGGAGGAAGATAGAGGAGGGTGAAATACCCGATGACTTTCAAAATCCATTTTTATCTCATTTTGGTTTTATGGATTATCCTTTGGATGAATACCAAGAGCGAACGCGACAAAAACTAAAACGCTATCACGGCTATGAATGAACATCAAGGTTGGCACTTTATTTATTGGGATGAAAACCCTAACTTCGCAAACAATGAGCAAGAAGACTCCAAAGTATTACATAGGTAAATACAAGCAGATTGAGGCTTTTGATGTTGTGTTGGACTTCCAAGAGGACAACTACAACTTGGGTACGGCCATCACCTACCTCCTACGGGCGGGTAAGAAGCCCAACAACCCAATGGGTCAAGACATCAAGAAAGCCATCGCTCATCTGCAAAGGGAATTGGAACACCAAACGCACAAGTCCGCTAACCACTTTGAATACTTTGAATTTCACAATGCATCAGCAAACCCCAAATCCGATGGAATGGCATTACTATACAAACAAAGCGACACGGCGCAAGATTGACAACTTGTTGAAGGAAGCGGCGATGTTGTTCGCCAACTGCGAACCGAACTATGAAAGCCGCCAACAAGCCCTTCAGCAGGAAAAAGTCATCCTCGCTAAAATCCACGAACTTGACCCTCATTTTGCCGAACGATGCGGTCATCAAAGTTGAAGTAGGGAAGGTTCCCTCACTCAACGCCTTTTACGCTTCCAAACATTGGATAATGCGCAAGAAGGCCAAAGACAAGTTCAAGGCCGAGATACTTGAACAACTCAACCAATACGATAAGATTCAATTAGCACAAGTAACCGTCCGATTGGAAACCAATCTTGGTTACGATATAGATAACTGCATAATGGCCGTTAAGTTTGGTATGGATGCCTTTAAAGAATGGGGCGGCATAGCAGACGATACCAAGAAGTACTTCCCGAAGTTGACAATTATTTACAATAATCAACTTCCCAAAAACACCTCACAACTTTATTTTACGGGACTTTTGGTTGAGTAAATAATTTTTTTTAACATTGTTGTGTTCTTAAATATCAACACACAATGAACTACAACCTCTCTCCCCAATCCTACGAGTCCATCATTGCGATGCAAGAGGCTCGTATTGAAGCAATGCAAAAACGCATTGATGCCCTTGAGGCAGTAAGTAATCCCGTATTAAATGCGGAGTTAGCCACGCAAGACTTCATCTTTAACAAGTTGTTCCGATGACCGACAATTCATACATCCAATGGCTTGAAGAACGAGTGGTTCGCCTTGAATGCGAATTGGCAGAAGCCAAAAAGAACCACGAACAACACATTCTCAACAACATCGCCTTTTTAAATAGTTTAACTCAATCCCTTAATAATGCCTAAAATCGTAAGCCTCCAAGACACGGGTCGTATGTGGAAGGAATTTCACATCCTTGACATCGCCTTTGACAACAATGACAATGGAAATGTCCTCGCTAAATCTACCTCCCCATCCTACAAGGTGGGTGATGATGTCCAGTACACCAAGAACGAGCGTGGTGGAATCAAGATTCAACGCGAACAAAGCAACTTCCCAACCTCTAACTCTAACTACACCCCCAAAGTGAGCAACTCAAACCAATCAGAACAAATCGCGCGTAGCGTAGTATTCAAAGGTGCTATTGACTTGGTATCCTCTGGCAAGATTCAAATCACGGATATCCCCTCTTTCGTAGACAAGTACCTCCCCGTAGTCACGGGCGCAGCAGCGCAAGGTGCATCCTACGAGGCACACTTCCAAGAATCATCAATGCCCTTCTAAATTAAGCCCCACTTCGGTGGGGTTTTTTTCTTTCCTTTGTTTTTATGACTCACCCCTCACTCATTAGAAACGGAGATGTCTTTGACTACCTCCAAAAAGCCCGTAAAGGTCTTATCCCCGAAGCCTCCAAGTTTGGACATTCGGAGATTGATGACTATTTGCGGTTTAAGAGGGGCAACTTCATCGTAGTTACTGGTCACGCCAATGTCGGTAAGACCCACACGATGCTTTACTTGATGCTCCTCCACACACTAAACAACGGAACGAAGTGGTTGGTATACTCATCGGAGAACGATGTCAAGAGCATCCAACGCAAATTGATAGAGTTCCTCTGCGGGAAGCAAATCCAATATGTTGATGATGTGACCTTCGCACGGAAATACGACTATGTACAAGCGCATTTTGCCTTCATTGACCCCGAACAACTGTATGATGTATTCAGTCTCTTGGAGACAATGGAGGAAATCTATGATGAGTTCCCTTTTGAGGGTGTCTTGATAGACCCCTACAACTCCCTAACAATAAACCAAAAGCGTTTGGGTAAAGTATCCTCTCACGAATACCACTATGAAGCGACAAGCCATAT